AATTGCCGGAATAATTCCTCTGCAATATCTTATTCGTATCATACACCACAAATAGCGCAAACAGTATCGTAACAATTCTACTGGGAACGATTGAATTCTTTTCTTCGTCTCGCGTACGTCTCACGTATATGTTGATAACACGAGCGATCAAAATGGTTAAGAGTGAGAAGAATAATATCTGACCGAGAATATCGAGTTTGTATCCCATCTGAACAGTGAATATCCCAGCCACTAACATACTGATAAATATACCAACGACCTCGAGTAAAGCTTCTTGTAAATTAGGTACATCGTGAAGCGCCATACCAGATATGTATGCCAGAAGGGAAAATATGGCCACCTTAACGGGAATGGGTAAACGCACGAGACTCAACAATAGTATCAACGCGAGACCCACTATTCCTATCAATAACGCATTGGAACGAGCAATATCTTTCATGTAGGCGTTTCCGGAGGTCGCCTCGGCGGCCCTGTATGCAACAAAAGTTTGAAAAATAAGGTGCCCAAACACCCCCGCCATAAAAGGTATCTTCTTCTGTAAGTTACTCATTTATATTAGATTACAAATTATTTCATTCTACACCTGCATAAAAGTAGGTTTGGTCGTTTTGTACCGTGCAAATGAAGCCTTATCGTTGATGTAATATTTACGATACGCTTCGACGACGTTTGGACACTGGTACGCCACTGGCATACATTCGGGGATTCCCTGGGTCGAGTAATACGCTGTATCACTTTTATGTTCATCGAAATGAGGTGGTACATTATTCTTGAGCCACAGTAAATGTCCTTCGCATGTGTGAATTTTACCGTAGCGTTTCGTGTATTCTTTTGATAGGGCTAACCCGATTTCACACGCGAACATGTAATTACGAAGACTCGAAGAAATCCACATCGTCATCGGATGTTTCTTGTGTGCGGGTTTGTACCCACGCTGCGATCCACTTTTTGTATACGGTGCGTATTCTCGGACGTATTGTTCTTGACCTGCATAATACCACGCAGTGTATAACATCTGCGCAATTTCTAACTGAATTTTGATCACATGCTGATCACAAGAAAGTTCTGCAATCTCTTCCGGGATCAACGAAAGAAAGAAAATGTTCATCTTATTTTTAGTTAAAATGTTTTTCGACTTAAGTGCACTTAAAAAATTCAATCCCATTCATGACAATGCACGCGTTAGCAGCTCTTTTAATGGCACCTGCCGGGGCTTTAAATAGAAGATTTAGGAGAAATAGGGCATCTTTCTTAGCGGAACCACCTCCACCCACAGACACGGTTGAATCGTGGGATTATGGTGCGTACTCCGTGAAAGCGACGGTTGAAACCCACGATGAACACGGCGAACTCGATAAGACTTTCATTGGGTATAGTCAAAACATGGATATAACCGAACGCACGTCTTTAGCGTGTGATAGGTACAAGACCCATGGTACAACTTGTGGAGAGGTTCAGATGGTAATAAAAGGTGGAGAATGTGACGAAGTTATTTTCATGAAACTAAAAAACAATATCACTCTAATTCGTCTTCTATGATAATGGGTGGAGCTTCAACCCAATCGAGTGGTTCTAGAAAATCTGCTACAAATGCGTTATCTTTTATTTCTTTTATCTGTACAATTCTACAATCCTGTGGAGTCATGATAGGTTTCATTTTATTGGGTTCAATTACAATAACAGGTTTACATAATAACGCAAGCATTTAATTGTAATTAGATTTTAATTTAAGATTTTCTAACTAAATAGTATGGGAAAGAAGGGTAAGCGCGATAAATTTTCACCATGTTCATTTGAGACCGAAATATACGAGGAAGCTTACGAAATGGAAATAAATATTCCGAGTACGGTTCCGAAAAATGATCACCAGAGGGATTATAATAGGGTTTTATATGGTATGAAGCCGATGGTATTTGCAGTAGGTCCGGCTGGTACGGGTAAGACTATGTTAGCATGTTACGCGGCTATACAAGGATTAAACGATGATTCATTTAATAAGATTATATTAACACGTCCCGCAGTTTCTGTAGATGAAGATATTGGATATCTACCTGGAACACTCGAAGAGAAAATGGATCCATGGACACGACCCATCATGGATATTTTTGCGGAATTTTATAACCAGACACAGATTGCATCGATGATCAAGGAAAAGGTGATCGAAATATGTCCATTGGCGTACATGCGTGGCCGCACGTTTAAGAATGCTTTTATCATAGCGGATGAGATGCAAAATTCCAGTCCTAATCAAATGAAGATGCTACTCACACGTATAGGTGATGATAGTAAGATGGTCATAACAGGGGATTTAAATCAACACGACAGAAAATACGACGAAAATGGACTCAAGGATATTTACGAACGAATTAAAGGTAAAGCACATAAACGTATAGAATGTATCACGTTTGAGCATAAAGATATTGAACGAAGTCTCATCGTGAAAGATATTCTAGATATTTACGGTGATTTAAAAGATTAGTTAACAATATAGGTAAATGTTATATGGTATAGGAATTTCAAAAGGTCTCGATATGGAGAGTGTTCGTATCGGTGGGAAAAAACATGTATTGTTCCGCGGTGAATCGGGTAAAGTTTCTATGCTAGACGCACAATGTCCACATAGAGGTGCCAACTTATGCAAGGGTAAGATAAAGGGTGATCGTGTTCAGTGCCCATATCACGGTTGGGAATATGACGCAGATGGAAAACTTGTTAAAGTACCATCTACACCTAATATCCCTGTAGGTGGAAATATTGGCTCTAAACCCGTCGTAGAAGACGGTGGTTTTATTTGGACTGCAAAGAAAAATCAACCTCTCCCAACTCGATATTGCAAAGAACTGTCTGATCCTAGCTGGGTTCAAGTTTACGGGTCTAAAAATCTAGAAGGTAATATTTACGACTGGATTTTAAACGCGACCGATATTTCGCATATAAACTACGTGCATAACTTTGCCGACGAAGACAATGGAATAGTTAAGAATCTTAAAATTGAAACAATCGACGATTACGTTGATTGTCACGCGGTCGTTCAACCTAAAGCCTCGTCTACATTCACTGAACATATGCAGCCTAAAGATGGTGCACCCGTTCACAGTCGATTTGTAGCTCCAGCCACGTCTATCATACGTATAAAATTGGCTGGTAAATATGAATTTATTACTTTTAGCACGCTCTCCCCTATAGACAGTACTCATACTAAAATGTCGTGGTGTATGATGTACCCAAAAACACCTTTGATGAACAATCCTATCGTAAATAAAAGGTTTCATGATAAAATGTACGAGACGGTCGCTCAAGATGAAGCTATAATTAAGGAGATTGATTGGGTTCCGATGTTTGTGAATGCTCCGTGTGATAAGTTTCAAATTGAAGCATTAAAGCTTTTAGAAAAATGAATCAAAATATATACATGGAAAATGGGCGACATGTCGTCGTAGAATCACCCGATGGAAATATTTTTATAGGTGTGAATCCAGACATAGAAGCTCCTCCAGTTATTGAGCCTCAACCTCAACAACGCCCACACATGCAAATTTACGTCATGTATCAAGAGGTTACTCGTGTGGTTTTATGGGTGTTTTTGTGGTTTGGTATGTACGGGTTGGTGGCTCGTAGGTCGGTGATAGACATACTAAATATAACGTTTCTGGTAGCTACGTTATATTCAGTGCATTCGGAAAAGATCGAGAGTCGACCGTTTGTGATGTTACATGCTTTTTATTGCTTTGGGCTCGTACCTATAGCCGCTGTATTAGACCTGTGGTGGGATGTTGGTTATTTATTTTCACTGGGTATTCATCTTCTAATGACCATATACTGGTCAAAATTAGATATACGGGAGATTAGTTAAAAAACGGAACACGAACCACCGCCTTCATTTCCTGGATAAGCTTTTGAACCTGTCCAATCATTGGAGTCATATGGGTATCTATGTATCCAAAGATTACATATCCATTTAATACCCGATTTCACCGGTAGACCACCGTGTAAAGACTTTCGAGTTTGGTAACCCCAATCCGTGAAATTGTTGAATAAAAGCACATCACCTTTACTGAGTTTGAATTTTTTACCTAAATTAGGAAACTCCGTTTCTCCACCCTCGTAGTCATCATTCAGTGCTATTATAGCAGTAACAGTTCTGGGATTTTCTTCGTCGTAAAAGGCGTCTTGGTGGGGTGTGTAAAATCCACCTTCTTTATACTTGAGAACCTGTAACTGCTCACTGTTAACTGGTTTCCTATCGGTGAATGATACACATTTCTTAATCATCTTTTTGGCGACGCTATTCTCCTTAGGATCTATCCACGCGGTTTCGCTATCTCGTATTTTCTTATCTACGTGATAATCGGTGTCCATGTTAGATGGTTCCAGTCTTGATCCAGCTGTCTTTATAATATTATCACACTCTTCAGGTGTGAATACTTTGGGTATAACTACTGGTTCTTTGTAGTTAGGTTTCAATAGAATGCATAGCAGCGCTACTGCGACAAGAATGAACACTATCATTTAATTATATCCAACATTAAATTATATGGAAGCTTGCAAACATATCTTTTTCGTATGGTTTCCAGTACATTATTCATGTATAGAAGTAGCTCACGAACTTCGGCTATTATGTCCAATTCCTTTGACCTATCTATCGTGTACTGTCTCAAAAGATCGCCAACTGTATCTATATACATCTGGTAGATATCTCTAATATCACGTGTTTTACAGTTACTCTTATCTCGTCTCTGAAGTTCGCGTTTTAAATGATCTTCTGAAAGTTCATTTAATAGATATTTCATACGCAAATACCTATTATCCTCGTACATGTACCCGTGTCTATATACAAGGTCGTATTCGAGTTGTACTACACTCACAGAAATCTCTAGAATTGTAATGGAGGCCCTAGATCGTCGCAATTCCGAATGTGTGGGCCTTCCACCACATGGAATGTCACCGTGTTCTCTTGAACGTTTTTTGAATTCGAAATAATGAGGATTATGTATTCTACCGGTCTCTATCGCACCAGTTCTCCAATCAAAGGCCACGTGACACTGGGTACACCACATTTGAGCACAACCTTCTATTTTGGATATGGGTACATTGCATTTTGGACATGGTTTTGTGTCCTTCTTCAACAGTTTCATCGTTTTTACGGTGTCCTTATTACACACGTGACCGGGTACAAGAAGTTCGTGGCATTTATCACAGAATTTGTTTTTACATATCCCACATACCCAGTCGTCACACAAGAATCCACGACAATCTTCTGACGGGCATTTTTGAGCTATCTTATGATACTTATCACTAGATATGGTTGGTTCGTTTTGATTCAATACTTGCAGCGTCTCGTAAATATCCATGATAGTCGTGCGTAATACTGCATCTAAACGTGGTTTCACTTCGTCGTCTACGTCATCAGTCTTATACATATTAGTCAAAATGTAAACTAAATAAAGATACGACAATCTTAAACTCCGTACTTGTAACTCGCGAACGACGTATGGCTGTGTTTCCGGCATGCGCGCCATTTCTCTTTGAAATAATACGTTTTCGCGGTGTCGTCTACAATCGCGATTTCTAAATATAGATGAACAAAAACTGTCTACAAATTCCCTGTTATGTGCATGTTTGCACTTCATGCAATGGGGTTCTTCTGTGGTACTAAGCATATATGTTTGCGAACATGTTCGACACGATTTTAAATCACAAAAAGGACACTCGACCTTTTTGTGATTTGAATTGTTGTATTTTTCGCAACACACCTCACAACATTCCATTATATAAAGAACGAGCATTTTCTTTAATACTTCTACTTGCGAGTCATACTGTTCATGAAAGATCTAGTCCATGACTTACTTACCCTATTTTTCTTACTCGAAGGCTTCTTTGTTTTGGTCATACCCGGTGCAGTCATGGGTTTGGTGAGAAGTGGCTTTTTATTATTGTTGGGTTTAGGAGGAGACGGGGGTTTGGGGGGTTTCGGGGGTTTGGGTGGAAGTGGTGGTTTAGTCGCACCGGTGCGAGCAATACCGGGCCTCATTTTAGGTTTACCCAGTTGCTTACCCCCTTCTAGAATTTTTTTCGCTCGGTTCATGGCTGCCTTTCTTTGACTGGCGGTCGTTTGGTTATTCCTGGGAGGTGTACTATTTCTACGCATGATCGGTACAGGGGTGCTCGGTGTTCTAGCCGTTGTTAAATCAACGCGTGGTGCTCGGATTCCGGTTAAGAATGGATGCTTCAATACCTTTTCGAAAGTCGGTAAATCCTTATTTCTGGAATTATTCGCCGTACCGCGTAATCTATAGTTTTTCAGTTTACTCGACCTGTACCCGATATAATCCCGTGTGAACAGGTTTCCAACGAAAACCTTTGCAGCGATACGGGCTCCATGATCCGGTACCATAGGTTGCTTTCGCGCCGATATCGCGAGTTCATTGTATACACTATTAAGGAAAAAGTGTAAATCGTAATACTTATTGGAATTCCTATGAATACCTATATTGTGATAATGTTTCGTGTTGACGAGAGGATTCGGTATACCGGGGAAAGACGAAAATCCAAAATCGATCATCACCAATTCAAGTCCACCGTTATCGATCGTGTATTTGACCTCATCAACTTCTATGGATAAGTTCTTCTTTGTTATGGGTCGAACGAGAATATTATCCGTGTGTAAGTCGTGGTGACGAAATGCTGGAAACTTCTTATGAATCCTATACAGGTTGTAAGCCACTTGAACGATGATCGACTTTAACTGAACGAGACTAAGATCTCGACGAGATCTTATATATTCTCTTAATGAAACACCGTTAACATACTCGAAATATAGTATATCCTTTCTAACGTTCGGACCATTACCCTCTATGGGACACTTAACATACTTGTATACCTTCGGAATATCAAAATCTTTGAGCTTTTTAGCAATTTTGTATTCCATCTCAGCGAGATCACCGAGTTGTGGTTCATTTCTAGGAACTTTCATTTCCTTCAATGCTATAAATTTCCTAGATTTACCCGTTAATTTGGCCCGACGCACGTTACCGTATGCACCTGACCGTTTCCATGTCTGGTTAATAGCTATATGGTTCATGGGAGCACACCCCCTGTTACCTTCGAGAATTCTATCAATATTCTTCTGAATACTCGTCATACTTTAGAAAAAGAAATAAAAATATATTGTATAGATATACAAACATGATTCTCGCACTTATTCTCGTGCTCATTAACATTCGTATTTTCATGGCTATGAAAAAGACCCAGCCCGTTGAGGCGGTTGAGGCGGTTGAGGCGAAGTCAGCCGATGGTGAGTGGACTGTATACGGTTCCATGGGTTGTGGATGGACTCGTAAGCAGCTCGAACATTTCAAGGCTAAGGGTAAGCCTTACACTTTCGTCGATTGCGATTCCGAGGATTGCAAGGGAATCGAAGGATATCCCACTATGGTTCACTCATCCGGTGAACGTGTCGTCGGTTTCAAGGAGGTTTAAAGGCCCCGGAAAACCTGAATAGAAATAGAAAGTAAAAGTGCGTCAAAAAATGACCGAATAGGCTTGAGTACGCTGATATGCCTACTCAGTGAGTTATTCCAGGTGAAACGAAGAACAAACGTGCTGACTAGTACAGTGAGCGCAAAAATTAAGATTTCTTCGATGACTTGACGCTTCGTCTTAGCTTTGGTAATATCCTTGATCATTTATTATGTGTGAATATTTTTTTTCTAACATACTATAATGACCAAAGGGCCCCCTACAAGCGGTGGTGAACATACGTTCACTACGAGAAAATGGGGTGGTAAAGTGGGTAAGAATAATAACAATTGTTACGCATACGCTGTAAATGATTTCCAGAGGTACCGTGGTTGGAAGAGTCAGCCTGGAGAGCGAGCCAATATGCGCGCTAGTGGTAAATATGTGAAATGTGGTACTTTACCAAAACTAGTCGTAGCTGATAACCCAAAACAGGTTTATATAGTGAAAGGTGGTACGAAGTGTAAACCCGATTACTATAAAGTAATGTTGTTCATCGCGTCATGTAAAAAGAATAACTACATGTGCCAGGGTGATTTTCATTTCTACAAGCAACATAGTAAGGCTGAGTACAAAGTTAAGGCGGGAGATACACACGAAAGTATAGCCAGATTTTTTAAAGTGCCGGTGGGTCGTGTCAAACGAGCTGCCACCACTTTAAAACCGGGGCGGGTAGTGGTTTTCAAAGCTGAGTTTTTCAGCCACAAACGGGGGTGGGCTACCGGTCCACTGGTGGTCGGAGCTAAGGGAAAACTAATCAGGGATCCCCGTAAAATCTCTAGGGATTATCCGGGATTGAAGTATGACAAATACTGTTCATCCTTCTGTGTCAAGAACAAGGGGATCAAGGTTGGACATACTCATCCCAAAGTCCGCAAGTAAACTTTCTAGTTCGCTGGCGTTTTCGATATCAAAAAAAGCGTCTAGTGTATCGAAAATATACTGATCTTCATCCACGTCTCTCACGAAGGTTATGTCATTTATCGTATTTCTAATGGTGACTGTCACCTGAAAATTTGCGCCGTCAAAAATTTTCCTGCACGTGGGACACGTCTGATTTCCACGACGTTTCCATTCCTCTATACAGTGAGAGTGAAACAAATGACCACATCTGATGGGTTTGTTTTGTCTTGTCTCTCTCACTGGATTGAGACATATTGCACACGTAGTATCCTGATCAGTATTGTCCATATAATCGATATTACTTTAATTTTAAATTTTTTACTCAGTTAATGTTGGCGAGATTAATGGAAGAATCGCAGAGACCACATGGGCTTCCGTCCTTTTGGGGAGCGGGGACCTGGTGGAGTTCGGGTCCCTTTTCTTGCAAGAGCTTGCGGAACGAGTAATTGTCCTCGTACTTAATACCATTTTGGGTCTTGAGGTAGTTATCATAGAGAAGGGACGAGTTGTTGATAGTGTGGCACCTGCCGTCGGCCATGCCTAAACGTTGCGACATTTATATTAAAATTAGAAATTAATTTGTCTATTCGTGATCGTGTTTGTCCACGATTCTACTCCCATCTCCTTAATTTTTTTGATAGAATCACTCATGTTATACCCAAAATATTCATTAAAGTCGTCTGGTACCTCAACCTTCGAAACCCTGATAGCCGGGCAATCATTGATATGCTGATTGATTATGTTGTATGCAAACACAATCTCCTTGAGCGTCTCTGCACCGGTGATAATGATTTTACCGGTACCAAAAATACTGGTCGTTATTTCTTTCATGTCGCCTGCGGGTTTAAACTTGATTTTGACCGCGGAATACCGATCTGGTTCAAAAGAAACTTTGAACACATCGGAGAATTTCTCGAAATGTTGAGTTGTTAACATGAGATTTATGTTATAGTTGAGACTGAAGTTAGAGTTGATCATCACCACCCGAAACGTATCGGCGGGGGGTACTATATCTTCGTCGAAGGACTGTAAGATATACACGAGGCCCGAGATTACATACTTGCAGTTGAATATATCTTCACACCCAGCAACTTGGATACTGCCGTTGGGAAAGATCTTGATCGATTTAACACTGTGACCGTCATCATACGTGAGAGTGATCTGATTGTAAAACGTCGTCGGTTTCAGTGACCAAACGATCGCCTGATTGGTTGTTTCGTTTCGGTGAAGACGTATTTCTCCGAGTTCTTCAAATACCGAACGAATCTTTTTGACTTCGATGGGTTTTGAGAATGCAGAGATCATGGTAATCGTTGTGAGCTTAATCCTGGAAGGTCGAATCTTCTCGGGGTATTTATTTCTGAACTCATCTTGAGTCAGTAAATAACAGAAAGTGTTATTCGCGATAGACGAGAACATTTGGACGTACTTATTAACATAAAGAACCTCGACTTAAGTTAAAAAAATAAGTCACTCCATATTCAAAATGTCTTGTCAACAATGTAAGAAGAAATGTGGGGTTCCCATGACGTGTAAGTATTGTAACGGTGAATTTTGTATGAAATGTTTCAGATTAGAACAACATAATTGTATCGGTATAGAATTGAAAAAGAAAGAGCAATTAAAGGATTTAGAGAAGAAGTTGGATTTCAAACCAGAGTGTAAATATGCCTTCCTTCGTTAAGGAGGCTCGAACGTTTATAGACGAGCGTACAAATCTTCCCAAGATTGAACTTAAATACTCTCGATATGTTGAAGGGGACGGCTACATAAATGAAGCTGCCTGTTTTAACACTAAACCAATTGGAAACTGGGAAGAAATCAAGTTCAAGCATGGATCTACTTCATACGCACATTTTTTAGAGAACATCATAGTTAACACGACTCGAACGAGGCGAGTGATGGCGAGTATCATGTTGGAAGATATATTATGTGAGAATTTTGACATTAATTGCATCATTCGAGTAATGAATGCAGTTAAGATTATTGATCCTACTTTCGCACCCCCTATCATAAATAAAGGAGTGAGATGGCAGAGAGAGTTCGTAAGGGAATTTTGCCTTTACACGTTTCCTCTAATTATTAGAAAATGTGGGTATAAAAAGCGCGTCACCGATCTCATCGACGTTTTAAAGTCGATAGCAGTAGAATTATAAGAACCAATATAATAATGGTAAACGCGTCTAATTTCTTGATAGACTTAATAAAATTCGCACTTTCGCGAATAATGGAAGGTTTGGCTTCATCGTAACCTAAATCTATATTACGTCCTGGAATGAGGGGTCTAGAAAGTTCACATGCGCTCTTTCCCTTACAAAAATCGACCGTCTTATCACCCGCGGTCACACCATACTCACATATGATGTGTTCGCTTTCCGGCATACCACCTTCCTCAATTTTCTTATGGGGGGCAAACGTGTTAGGTCTTCGACTGGAGCCTGGCAAAGAAAATTCTCTTGACACGTACGGATTAATTTTATCGATCGATGCTTGATCGCTGAGCATATGCTTACTCATCTTTACTACTATCAAGAGATATATTTTTTGTGTGTCATCTTTTTTCCATGTTCTATCCACATCTTATCTAGATCAACGTTTAACATATGAGCGAGTTGAAACAAATAACTGAACACATCACCCATTTCCATCATGATATCAACCCCCTTATCCTTTTTCATGTTAGATTTCTTAAACGTCTTCTTAGATTGGCGGATAGCGGAAGCGAGTTCTCCAAATTCTTCTGAAAGGAGAAGCCAGACCGTGTTAATTTCAGCTCTATCCCAGCCCTTGGTTTTGCATATCTTTTCTGTTTCGGATTTGTAATAGTTTAACGACATTTTTACTTATACACATCACAACTCAATTCTTTATACACCTATTTTATCATTCGGGTCGAGTTTCATACCATACGTACTCGTATTCGCCGGAGGGGTGGGGGGAACCACCAGGGTATCAATATCCCTGATATAGCCCATGTATTGTGCAACTCCCGACTGAATTTGGGGGAGGGTGGTTTTTATCACCACAGAGTTCATGAACTTAACCTGTTCTTTTACGTTCGCGTAATGGTTACCAGCATTATTGATAAATACAACACGCATGATCGCATACAGATCACCCGCGTTTTGGTAGTCGATGGAAACACCTGTCTTATTCTTGAAAGCCTGACGTATAGATTTCTGAACTACCTGTATATTGAACTCCGAAAAGAACAGCTTGTTCAGGGGGGTTTCTGTCTGTTTCATAGAATTAAGGTGAAGTCTATCACACATTTAATATAGTCCAGGAAAAAAAGTATATGTAGATAATAAATGATAGCTGCTGCTGATTTTGACGAGGCTTATAATACTAAGCCCTGCAACATGGAACCCCCTGTATGCCAGGCTCCCGAGTGCTTCATTGGCTCATACCCTCCCGTGTCCCCGCCCGGCGTCCCCGGCAATTTCAATGTGAACACAAGTTTCCTTCAGCCTAACAGGTATGCTGAGACGGTTGGCCCAGTCCCCGTCCGAAGCGAAGACTTCAAATGTAATTAAAAAATAGACATGTATTACTAATATCATGCGGGTTATTAAACGGTCCGGTCATGTTGAAGACGTAAAGTTTGATAAGGTCACCAACAGGATCTCCAAATTGAGATACGAATTATCTGATAAAGTGGATGCTTCTCTCATCGCGAAACAAGTATTTTCGTCCATGTACGATAACATCACCACACACGAGATAGACACCCTATCTGCTGAGATATGCATTGGTATGGTCACTAGTGACCCAGATTATGAGGTACTCGCTACTCGTATCGTGGCGAGTAATATTCAAAAGACGGCTCCCAAGACGTTTCGCGATTCTATGTCTAAATTGTACGACGCTAACATCATAACGAAAGAAGTTATGGATGTGGCTGTGAATGTAGATAAATTCATTTCCCCAGAACGCGACTTCGATTTTGGTTATTTTGGTATTAAAACGTTAGAAAAGGGATATCTCCAAAGGGTCGAGGGTAAGATCATCGAGACACCCCAATTCCTGCTTATGCGTGTATCCATAGGTATTCACGGGGACGATATCGACTCTGTCGTACAAACCTACGAATCTATGTCACGTGGTCATTTTATCCACGCTACCCCGACTCTTTTTAACGCCGGAACACATCGCCCACAGATGTCCTCGTGTTTCCTTGCCGCTAATAAAGCTGATTCTATCGACGGAATATACGATACGCTCAAGGAATGTGCCCAAATCTCAAAATGGGCGGGTGGTATCGGACTCCATATACATGATATCCGTGCTAATAATTCCGTTATCAGGGGAACCAATGGGAAGTCGGATGGTATTATTCCCATGCTTCGCGTGTTTAATGCAACTGCGAGATACGTGAATCAGGCTGGACGTAGAAAGGGGTCTTTCGCTATGTACATCGAACCATGGCACGCAGATGTTCTAGATTTCCTCGATATTCGCCTTAATCAGGGTGACGAGGAAGCGCGATGCCGCGATCTATTCAGTGCTTTATGGATCCCCGATCTGTTCATGAAGCGCGTGGAGGAAGGTGGAAAGTGGTCTCTTTTCTGTCCCGATAAGGCTCCAGGACTTTCTGATGTGTACGGTGATGAATTTGAAAAGCTATACACCCAATACGAAGAAGAAGGTCGCGCGAATGAGGTTATACTCGCGGCTGATATTTGGAAGGCTATCATTAAATCACAAAGTGAGACTGGTACTCCGTATATGCTCTATAAAGATGCATGCAACAAAAAAAGTAATCAAAAGAACCTGGGCACGATTAAGTCTTCTAACCTTTGCAGCGAAATCGTCGAATATTCTAACAAGGAGGAAACCGCCGTGTGCAACCTAGCGTCTATTTCACTCCCGGCTTGTGTAAAGGATGGAGTGTTTGACTACCAAAAGCTACATTCTATTTCTAAAACGCTCACATACAACCTCAATAGAGTGATTGATAGAAATTTCTACCCGACAGAGAATACAAAGCGTTCTAATTTCAGGCATCGACCGATTGGTATTGGTGTACAGGGTTTGGCCGACGCTTTCATCCTATGCGGACATGCATTCGGTGACGAAGAATCTCGAAAGATGAACGCCTATATTTTTGAGACTATGTATCACGGTGCACTCGAAGCGAGTTGTGACGTCGCAGAAAAGCAGGGCGCGTACGAATCTTTCGAAGGAAGTCCTATCAGCCAAGGTATTTTGCAATTCGACATGTGGGACCGTGAACCCATTCATAGCGGATTATACGATTGGAATGCTATGCGCGAACGTGTGAAGAAGGGTGTCGCGAATAGTCTACTTCTCGCTCCCATGCCCACGGCGAGTACTTCTCAGATCCTGGGTAACAACGAATGTTTTGAACCTTATACCACGAACATCTACCTTCGTCGTACCCTTGCCGGCGAGTTCGTAGTTGTAAATAAACATCTCGTGAAAGCTCTTCAAAAGGTGGGATTATGGTCAAAGGATATGAAGGATCTTATGATTAAGGCCAGTGGCTCGATTCAAAACATCACCGATATCCCCGACGATATCAAAACGCTCTACAAAACTGTATGGGAAATTAGTCAGAAGGTTATCATAGATATGGCGGCTGATAGAGGTGTATACGTATGCCAGAGTCAGAGTATGAACCTGTTTGTTGAAAACCCCACGCTGTCCAAACTGTCGTCTATGCATATGTACGCGTGGAAATCTGGGCTGAAGACTGGGATGTATTACTTGCGAAGTAAAGCAAAGGCTCGACCAATCCAATTTAGTCTTGAAGCCGAGTGCACAGCTTGTTCAGCTTAAAGTTTTAGGCGCATACTTTATTATAATGGCCAAATTTCATACCCTCATCGATACACTGGATATCCTTGAATACGACGGGCGAAAGATCTCATTCAGTACGAATGAGGGTAAACCTGTCCGTATTCAAATACCTCGCATGTACATGCCATTCGGTATTTCTGGTTTTACCCCACCTGTGGGTAATACCAAGTGGAATGTCGACTTTTCTATGAAAGGATACGATGAAGAGGGTAACTACGTAAAAGCCTTTTACGAAATACTCACAAGGACGGAAGAAAAAATCATTGAAAACGTGAGTAAGCAAAGTGAAAAGATTTTTCATAAGCACATGACCGTCGAAGATCTTAAGCCTATGTTTAACTCAAACATAAAACGCTCACCCGACAGAGAGCCAAAGTTTCGTATTAAGGTTGATACTTCGGCCGATGGAGTGATTAAAGCTGGTGTATTCGACAGTGAACGCAAACATCTCAAGGATACGGCTGCTGATAAATTATACGCTAGGAATTCTGGTGTAGCAATCGTCGAGTTGACGAGTGTCTATTTTCTAAATAAAAAGTTTGGGGTAACGTGGAAGTTGCATCAACTTGTCGTGCATGAACCACAACAACTTAAGGGATTCCAATTTGTTTTAGACTAATTACTTACTCTCTAAGAGTAAACTATAAACGAACTGAGCTTCTTTTAATAATTTTCCTTTTATAACACTATACTTATTTGGATCAAGCTTGAGCTTGATTTTTGCTACGCGGACAGCTTCATCCCACTTAGCAAGAGTCATCCTTTACTATTTACTTCATTTTTTTTACGAGCGTCTTGTACTTCTTGGTACCCTTCTTGGGGGCAAGCTTGAAGTCACCCTTCTTCGCAGGCTTGAAAACCTTGACCATGGCAGAAGTACCCTCCTTCTTCATGCGCTTCTTGGCGGCGGCGACGGCGGCCTTGCTCTTGATATTACCATACTTATCCTGTGTGAGATCCTTCTTCACGAGACCACCGGGCGTGTGCTTGGCGGTACCGTGGTAGACTTCGGCGCGAGAACCTTCAGCGGTGTCGTACATTGTTTTACTATATCACCGGAAAATTTTCCTGATGGCGTCGATAGATTTTTCATATTTGACCGGAATTTGGTATCCAACTCGTTCATCGTTAAGAACTTCCGCGCACACCTGAGCTTTGTGACCCTGGAGAGCCATCATGGCAAGATCAACACTCCTCACCGTGGGTGTATCGGTGTAGAGATATTTCTTCACGTGCACCTCCCTGGTCTGACCCGTTCGATGGCATCTGCCGATGGCTTGAAGTTCTGTGGCGGGATTCCATGAAGGAGCCATGATATATACACGACTCGCGCACTGGATGTTGAGACCAACACCACCACATTTAATCTGTACGACGAGTACACTTCCATCCGGTGCATTTTTGAATTCCTCGAGACGAGCATGGCGCTCATCTTTTTCAACCATTCCGTCGATCCTGAAAACACGCCCCCTGAACATATGTTCGATGTGATCCATTTCACCCCGGAACTGACAAAAGATCACACTCTTCTCCTCTGGGTGCTGGGAAATATTCTCGGTCAGGGTGTCCATTTTCTTCGTACTGTGTTGCCATATGATTCGGTCGACACCCTGCTTCCTGGTCATTCCGTCCAGATAAAGTTGAGGCCACGTCATGGTTTGGCGCACACGGAGTAGGCACTCCAAAATCTGCATGGCTCTCGAGCCAATTGAAATGGCGACATTTTTCAATTCACTGATGTATTCTTGTGACTCAAAGAACGCCTGTTCATAGACACGTCGTTCTTCGTCGTACATCTCGAGTTCCACATTCTCAAAGTGACAACGTGGTAATTTTCCGATATTGTCAGCTTTGGTGCGTCTGAGAATGTAGATATCCTTGATCTCGTCGTACATAGCCTGTACGAGATCCTTAGAAAATCCCAAGAACATACAAAGTGAGACGAAATCTTCCATCGAGTTAAAGACTGGGGTACCCGTGGCGAGCCAGCGAATATCCGTATCAAGCTTATATACAGCTTTAAACGTCTCAGACTTGCGATTGCGGATCTCGTGGGCTTCGTCAAGAACGACGCGATCCCATTTCATCGCGTGAAGAATCGTCTTCTTGTTGTAGACGAGACTGTAAGGGCAGAGCACGACGTCCACCTTCTTGAGATCCTCGATGTTGGTCGTACGACCTGCCCCGTCATAAACGAGAGTAGAGAGACCCGGAGAAAATTTGGAAATCTCTGTACTCCATTGAGTAACGATGGTTTTAGGCACGACGATCAACGTGTGGGGCTTGGGGTTCTTGAGTATTGTTGCGATGATTTGAATGGTCTTGCCGACACCCATTTCATCGCATAAGAATCCACCCTTGGGACCCGAGGTCTGATGTTCCATATCATTCATCCATTTTACACCGTCGACCTGGTAGGGAGCGTGAAGAGTGCCGTTGAGCGTGTACTTGTTCATTGTATTGAGAGTTGTTGTATTGGTATGAAAATGGTTTATTCGATATTCGACTTAGGTGTTATTAATTACTATGATAATCGTCGTCGGGATCAGACGCTATCTCACAAACGTGTACTTTTTCCTTTAAAACACGCTTCTTTTTCTCCTTGGGTTTTGGAAGTTCGTCAATATGTTCCCTAAAGTATAAAACTTTATCCCAAAACTCTTTCATAATAGGAAGATACGTTGACCACCACTCGGGATCTCTCTTCACGTTAACAACGTCAAACTCTTCCGGTTTAGGCCAATTAGTAGCTGCAGGTTTGTACTGGATAAAATCTGCTTCTTGTAGGTCTAATATCTCCATACAGAGCTGAAGCTGTGGCATATAATGCACGGGAACTTCGCCAGGGATGATAGCTCTTTGAGGGGGACACTTAATCTCGACCAATTTTCCCGATTCTGATACTCCATCGGGACTACCACCAAGCCACTTGTGAACAGGGTGTGGGCACAAGCCTATTTCATGAACAACTTCGCCGTGCCGTTGTTCATATAATATACGTGCTTCATCTTCGTATAACTCACCGTGACGTGTAGCTGCATTCCCTGTAAACTTTTCCCCCAAACCACATTTTTTCAAGAGTAGGCCATCGGGGGTTTCATATGGGTTTTTACCTATAGCGGTAGCTGCATCACTTGCCGTGAGCATTTTTCCCCTTAGTCTTAGCCATTCCTCTGACTTCTGTGGGGCGTACTCCCTCTCGAGTAATATCTTCACGTTCGGGTGCATTGGTTAATTTACCCTCCAAATGTTTAAGTACTGTACGAACGTATTTTTGGGAATACACTTCCCGTTTTTGCTTTTTATCGTTCTTGGTGACACGTTTTTTGGGGGCGAAGTCGTCCCCCCTCATTGTTGGATGTATCCGTTGTTTTGATAAACCGACTTAGGTGGATAAAAGAACGCCCGAGCTGCATTTTGTTCCGCTTGTTTTTTATTTTTTGCGAATCCATATCCCATACATATACCATCCACGAACACGTTGATATGGAAAATTCCATTTTCGTGTGCGGATATTGAGTATACGGGTAGACTAAGACTATTCGATTGGCAATATCGCATCAGGTGATCTTTGAAATTATCATCAACCATGATTGATTGCATATTCACAAACGAGGAATCGTTGTAGATACGCAATATAAACTCTTTCGCATGCAATAGACCCATATCCATGTATATAGCACCGACGAGTGCCTCGAATACATCTTCTAAAATCTTTGGATTGTGGATCCATTGATTCCGCATACCTTTTTCATCCATTCGAATCCATTTATACAGTTCGAGTTTGGATGCAATTTCAGCCAGTGTTTCTCCACGTACAAGCTTCGTACGAGCTTTTGTTAGAAATCCTTCTTGGCGATTTTCATATTTATCATATAAAAATTTGGTAATTACGAACCCTAAAACAGAATCACCGATAAACTCGAGCGTCTCAAACGATCCGTTTAACGTTTCATCCTCTTTTAGCGCACTTTTATGTGTAAAAGCTTTTTGGTACAAATCTATGTTTGATATTTTTGTACCAACAAGGTTCTCGGCAGATGCCCTGTCGATTGACATTGTTATTATATTATGTGGTTTTTATTTTTAAGTATGATTTACGCCTCGACCTTGGTGTAATGAGGGCTGAGGAACTTCTGAAGGTTAAGGAAAGTAACCTGAACGTCGGCAGGGGGCTTAAGAAGATCGCGAAGCTTCTGATCGAGAACGAGGATACGACCGTTATCGGGATGCTTGAGACCGTTGGCCTTAACGTACTCGTTAATAGACTTGGTTACAGTGCTGCGAGAGACGAGCTGACCCTCGGGAAGGCCTAGGAAAGTACGGAGCTCCTCGGAAATCTTTTGCTCACGGTTGAAACCGTTGTTCTTAGCACGCTTGGCGGACTTCTCTCCGTTAGGATCGTCGAGCTTAGCCTTGATCTTTCTGACAATCTTGGTGAGCGACTTAAGTTCATTACGGAGAGCGGTAATCTCGACAAGGCATTCGTTACGGTTGCACGCGGTTTCAGTAGACATTATACATTACATATGCAGTTCGTCTTTAAGTGTGTTGATATCATCAGCGGATGATCTATTCGTGTATAAAAATGTTGATCTATATTAATGGACATCAAATTATATTCTAAACAGGTTATCGATCAGTTCAGACACGAAAATTTACTTTTCAGAGATGCCAAGCTGAAAAAATATTTTGAACGCAATGCAGCGAGGGATCTGGGAAAGTTTAGAAGTCGCTTACATAGCGCACACTCGAAGAAATCACTGGAAAAATTTGTATACGTATTCGTTACCGACGCGTGTAGAGATATCATACTCAATACTATAGGTGAAATTAGTGAGTATATGAAAAATATGGGCGATTTAGTGGTCAGTGGTGGGGAAGCGTTTAATATGTATATGCCTTATAATGAACGTATCGTGACGAGTGATATAGATGCTAAGTTCGTTCCACGTATTTACTATGATGCAAAGTATTTTGGTAAATTACAGGCCATAAAACTCATATTATGGGATAAGCTTGGTAAAATTGCACAAAAGTTAAACGCGCGTATCAAGACTCGTATTATGTCTATGGATAAGAAACTCATTAAATACTTGGGTTTGGGATTCAAACAAGGTGGCCCGTTCGTGACGAGACGATACACTCTCATCAAGAAGAAAAAGACGCGCGCCAATAACAAGGCGGGTGTGGGTGATATATTCATAGATGTCGAATTATTTGCCCTTGATCTGAATATTCGTTTCTTCTCCCCCGAAAAGAATAAGATTGAAAATGTCACATTAGGAGGATTACTCGATATACCTTTCATGCGACCTCGTGAATTTGGATACGACGTGGTTCGCACTCTTAAAAGGGGTGTGACGTACAGGAACGTCAATACAAACAAGATGATAGTAAACAAAAAGATATACGTCGCCAGTAAAGAGTTTTTGATAGATGATATCTACCTCATGCACACCTTAAAACTTCGTCCAGAGAAGAAAGAAAAAGACAGACAGAGACTTATACGATTGGCGAGGTTATTTGATAAGAAAATCAAACTCTCGGATAGCATAGATTCCGTGGTCAGGCGCATACGTCCCAAACTTAAGAGAACATACGTAACAAAGCAGGCACCCAGGCGTAAGAATATATCTATTCAGAAAGCGATGAAGGTGAATCCTTACAAGTACAGAAAGTTTACTACAGAGCCGTCAAAGGAGCGCCTTTCCAAGAAAATGGTACACGGATTAAACCCAGTATCCAGAAAAACCGTGATAGAAGGATACGAGCGTTCAAATGGGAATCAACGTTTCAATCTCAAAAATCTCAAGTGGAAACGTGAGAATAACAACGCATACGTCAGGAACGAATTCGCACTCCGACCTATAAATGCACAACCCATTCCTAAAAATTTAAATGTCCAGAATACGCTATACGGATTTAGACCTAGACGAGATGGTTGGGTTCCAAAACCTCTTCTCGAACGTTCAGCTGCTATACCTTTCATAGGTTTAAAGAAATGATACGTATATGTTACATAATGATTTACGATACCGTCTCCAAGGGTGAAGACGGCCTTTACCATGTTCGCGCATTCACAGACGAGCGTAAGCGCAAGTTTATTCAGCTTAACGACGTCAAGATTGTAGAGAAGACCGGCGAGGATCTAAGCTTTGAACCCGCCGACTTTACGAAAATCGACGAGCTTCATGATGTCAATATTCAGAATGCTATCGAGAATTGTGAGGCCTGGTTCGGTCGAAAGCTTGCCGACAAGACTATCAAGTCTGCTTACATCAGGGACGACACTATCTCAGCAGAGCGTATTTCTAACAGTAAGGTTTTTTCCGCTGATAAGGAGCTTGTCGATTTTGAAGAGATTCAACCAGACGCCACATGCTCCCTCGTCCTCGAATTTTCTGGACTTTGGTTTGCCAAGAAAGCGTTCGGCCCAGCCTGGAATGTTGTTCAAGTCAGGCTCGCCAAGCCCGATGAACCTGATCAGGAGACTTTCGATGAAACTTATCCCGATGAATATATGTTCGAGGATGATCAATAAAAAAAATTTGTTAACAGTATATAAAAGATGTCTCTTACTAAACGCTTGAACAGGGTTCCCTACGGTCGCGTCTTATTTGCTTTCGTTGTCGGCGTTATTATCATCGTCCTCCTCAAGAGGACTGGTAAGACTTCCACATACTCCGTTAAGGAGAGGTCTTACGCCCCCATCACCAGCGCCAGTGGCGGTGATGCCCCAGGCCCCCAGCCCATGGCTGCCGATTCTTGTGAGATGCGCGCGGGTACCGGTCTCGCTTCCTCTCTTCTCCCCCGCGAGGTGGCTTCTCAGGAGGAATTCGGTGAGTTCGCACCCGAAGATATCCTGGCTGGCCAGAGTTTCCTCGAGCCCCGTAACCAGATCGGTATCCCCGAGACTACCGGCGGCGCCCTTCGCAACGCTAACCAGTCCCTTCGCGCTGAGCCCCCTAATCCCAAGGAGCCGTTCACGTGGAATAACTCTACCATTGCCCCCGACACCATGCAGCGTGCCTTAATCTAAAACAACTTAAAGGTAATTAGTCTTTATTTAGTATATGTCTAACATTCAAGCCGACGATCTCACGAGCAGCGTCTCTAAACTGGTTGAACTTAATCAGCAGATTAAAGAAGCAAGATCCGATATTAAAGTCCTTTCCCAAGCAGAAAAGGCACTTAAGTTACACATCAAAAAACTGATGGTAGATAACGGCCTCGACGTCATTAATACCAAAACTGGTAAAATCACAGTCAAGAAAAGCATTCGAAAAGTTGGTCTTAATAAAGACACTATCAGGGAAGGACTTAACGTATTCTTCGACGGAAACGATCAGCAGGCGGAAACTGCCTTAAAGGTAATCGTCGAGAGTTTACCAACAAAAGAAACATCTACTATTTCCGTAACTGGACTCAAAAAGAAGACTTCTGAATAATGGTTTGGAATCAATACGTCTACGAGGCGACTACAGGAAACGATCCCGAATACGAAAGTGATAATGAAAATTATGATAGCGACTACGATCATACGATAGAAGACTGGGAACTCGAATACTCAGAAGAACTTCATCATATGTGGAATACCATGAATACTCTACTCTATGATGCACATATTCAGCATTCTGGCAAATTTTGTGATTTTGTTGAATTTTGCTATCTCGAACATGATACGATTGGAAGAACCACCTGGGAATACCAGGAGCAGACGAGGTGGTATGAGGAACGCCTGATTCATGTATGGAAGAACCTGACCAGGATTATTCGAGAGAATGGTATTTGTGAGCAGATGATGAAAGGTGTATCATTTGACCATTTCCTGTCGTTCGCGAAAAATATTATGTGTATATATTAAATGCTCCCCCTACTTACCTCCCAGAAGGTAGCCATCCCCTCCGTTCTTTTTCTTGCGCTCAGCCCTGGTATGCTTCTTAAGACCAACGGCATGAAGCTCTCGTTCAAGAATGTCAGCACCGACAGGATGTCCGTGCTTTTCCATGGTCTCGTGTTCTTCCTGGTGTACTCGCTGATCGCTAAGTCCATGGGTCTCGTTCTTACCCAGAACGACCTCCTCGTGACCACCGCGCTCTTCATGGCTCTCAGCCCGGGTATGCTTCTTACCATCCCTCCCGGTAAGTTCATGTCTGGAAAGACTTCCCAGACCGCGATCCTTGTTCACACAATCGTTTTCGCGGTTGCGTTCGCTCTTTTACGAAAGCAATTTCCTAAGTTCTATTAAGTGATGCGATATGGAATATCTTGTGATAGGCCCAGCGTCTATGGGTCTTTTTGCTTTCATGGGCCGGCTAAAAAAATATGAAAATGAATTAAAAAATATAAAAGAGATCTCCGGTGCATCAGCTGGCGCTTTAATAGGCACGTTTTTAGCCCTGGAAGTATCCTTAGATGATGCATTTGAAAAGTTATTGAATTTGGATATCGAGGGACTTGCAAAGTACAAACTACGATCACTGTTAAAAAATTATGGACTCATAGATGTTGAGGCTGTCCGTGACGCTATAGAAAAGATGTACGGCTGCAATCCCACGTTTTCAGACTTGAATAAAAAATTATACATAGCAGCCTTTAACCTAAACAGGGGGAGAACTGAATATTTTTCAGTAGATTCACACCCCGATATGTACGTGATAGATGCTATATGCATGAGTATATCTATACCTTTCATAGCCGCAACTAAATCGTACAAGGGAAATATGTACTTAGACGGAGGCACGAAAGATATCATGCCGTTAGAACCTTTTTTTAATAAGCCACATCATAAGATTATATCGTTTATTTTACACAACGAGCCACGTTATATAGAAAAGATAACGACATTCACTGAGTATATAGGCGCATTTATGAATCGTGTAATCGATTTTAGGATCAATACATACGATCCAACTAAATACAAAACTATACACGTGAACACGAGTGATTTCAATATCTTTAAATTCAATATGTCTTATGATGATAAATTACGTATGTTTTTACACGGGTTTAACCAGTAATCCCACCTGTTATATTATTTTATGTGATTATAACAAGATGGACGTTTGTGATCCTGATGCGAAAACCAAGAATATCAGGAAGCTAATCAAGCTTCACACAGGACACACGGTGGATGTTTCCCGTGAGCGGATGTGTGATATTACTCGAGAGGCTAAAAAGGGGAATTTGCCCATGCCTCCTCTCGTGCTCACGAGAGATAAGCGTTTTCTTTTGGATTCTAAGTCGCCGCTTACCCAAAAGGATTATGAAACGCTTTATAAATCCAACACAACTTCTGCAGTCGTGAAAAGACTCGCCAAGAAGGTTGGACTCGTGAATACCGACAAAACTATAGCTGATTTAAAGGATGCTATTGGTCGACGATTAGCGAGCACGGGTGTACGTGAGCCTATACTCTTACCGGGGTCTAGAGCAGTCTCTGCACCGAAATCTGAAAACTTTTTCGTAAATGCGAATCGGGACAATGTTCAAAACGAGA